ATACTTTATTATGTTCATCAATCTCTTTGATATCATATAATCTAGTATTTTTTAATAAAACTTCTTTTTCATAATTTTTATATTCATCTGATTTATTAGGGTGATATAAACACACTAATTTCATATCCTCGGTTTTAATTTTATCATTCCAAGCAATATATGTTTCACTTGGAATAATTTTAGAACCTCTTTTAATCTCAAGGAGCGGATATAAAAACACCTTAGATTTTTGAAAATATTTACTGTAAATTGATTTTATTGGCATATAATTTAAAGTTTTAAGTTACCTACTGCTAATTCATATGGTAATGTGAAATCTTTTTGATCATAATGATAGTTAATCATAGGTAAGATATCATCTCTAAGACTACCCAACCAGTTTCTCATAGTTTTATCTGAAACTTGGAAAGGATAAACTTGATTGTACTTATCAATAACAATAAATGTAAAGTTAATTCTCCACTCTCTACCATCTTCTTTATCTCTAATCCACTTATAAAAAGCTAATTGATAATAAATAGCAGCCTGCATCCAATATCTATAATATTCAACAGACTCAGCAAAATCTATTAATGGTTTTCCTGTAGTCTTAACATCATTGATAAATAAAACTTTAGCGTCATTATCTATAATCACATTATCAAGTATACCTTTAAAGCCAAATGACTTGTCATCCGTGTAGATTTTATTTTCAATCTTTACTTTAACCTCATTATAAACTTCTAGATGGGTATCCTCCTCTTTTCTATCAAGCTGTAACAACTGTACTATAGACTCATTCTGCTTTACAGAATCAACACACTCTTTACAATAACTAAGTGTTTTATTATCTAATAAGGTCTTACCTTGACTTGATTTCAGAAACTCAAAATAACTGATATTATCAGGTATTAAAATTTTCTTGACTCTTGCTTCATCAGTTTTAAGCTTTTGATGCAAGTTTATTTTCTCCAAGAGATCTACTATTGCAGTCTCATATTTGTCCAAAGTTAGTGAATTATCTGAACCTTCCAAATGTATTTTGAAAATTTCATCTACAATTGTTCTATTACTAGTACCTGGCATCTTACCAGGGACTACAATAAACTCATCATCAAAATCTTCAGGATTAAGAAGTAAGCAGTGAATGACCCTCCCCTGTACTAGGTGAGAGTCAACACTATCTTCTTGTTCCTTTAGAATGTAATGATTGTAGAACCAACTTGGTGAAAACAATAACTTATTTATTCCGCTATAGCTGAAATAAAATTTGTTACTGTAAAATTGTTGTAGTTCATTAGAACCAATCAAATTCTTCATTTAAATCTACTTTTTTTGCTATTACTACTTCTCTTACTGTAGGTTCTTCTTCTGTTTCTACTTCCGTCTCTTCAATTTCAGGATCCTGCTGGATAGCTGTTTCTGCCGTGACAGACTCAGAAACTGTAACTTCTTCTACAGTATCTTCAACAACCTCTTCTTCCTCAACTTTAGGCACTGTAGTTTCATCTACAAATGCTTCAGTTTTATGAACCCACTTGTAATTTAACTGTGGTTGATACTCTGGATTTATACCATAAGCACTTGGTTTTACATAGTTAGAATAACCATTATTAGAAAAGTAAGTTTTCTGATCATCCATAATAAATGCAAGAGCAGCTGGGTCTAGCTTGCCAAAAGATAATAAACTTGCAAAAACACCATCAATATGACCATTACCACCATTACTTCTACCAAGATAGTTCTTCAATGATTTGAAGTTAACATGGTTTTTAGTTCTAGAGTAATCCATCTCACGGCCATGGTGAAAGAATAACATTTCAAGATATAGAAGACTTTCTAGATAATTAGAGTTAGCCATAATCTCCATAGCCATCACATGATTATCACTGTCAGAACTCTTAAACATGTTTCTTAAGTTTTGATATGTATCTAAATCAATCAAGACAGCATCATCACCATTAACAACTTCAAGCAATGCATTCTGCTCAATGATGTTTTTAGTTTTTACTTCGTCATAGATTTCTAGATTATCATCACTAATAGTCCATATATGATCATTAGTACTCTTCATCTCCATCCAGCTCTTTCTAAATTGATCTTTTGTAAGACCTAGTTTTTCAAGAATCTTATCTCCTAGTGGACCATTTGTATTATTATCGGGTTGACAAAGCCTAGCTGTAGGCCAATCAACTGCAACATATTCTAACTCATCTTTATTAAAGCCTGCAAATATATCATCTATCGTTTCTACATAATATTCATCAAAGTCAGAAGACAACTCTTTCAGAGCATCAACTGTAGCAAAGAAAACCTTTGCAGGAACTTTGTGCATCCATGTAGATTTAAATAGCTTTTCTCCAGCTCTATCACTACCAACAACAACAGTTGCATTGTTTAAATCAGTAGTAGTTCTAATTTTATATTTTACAGATAAATCTTTAAGTTTTATTCTTGGGACAGTACATCCCTTCATAAAGTAAATCTTATCTTTCATTTGTGGTGTCCACTTAGCTGTACTAAAGTTTAGACCATGTACTTTTTCATTATAGTTTTTTCTTGAAACTACATTTAATACATCAGTATTTTCTGTTCGGACATCTCCTACTTGTATTTTATTATACTCATCTCTTTCTATATCTGCTGATAAAGCAATAAAAGGTAATTTTGTTATACTCATTTTTTTAGTTTAAAAAAGCGGCTTTTACACCGCTTTAGTTTTGAATTAATTTGTTAAAGGTTTTGCAAAACAGGAAACTGCTTTACCTGTGATTACTTTACAGTCGTCTTCACCACCTTTTGATTCAACATTAGTTTTGAGAATTTGGCTTTGTTACCATTAAGGATCTCTTTAACCATGTAATATCTCAAGTCATCAGTAAATGAATCACAGTCAGTGACTAGTTCAATGATTCTATCAATCATCTTTTGAGGTACTGAACCTCTGTCAGCTGTAATTAATGCAAAGTTGATAATTCTAGTACTAATAATACTAGATATATCCGCTCTGAAATCATCATCTTTACCAATACAACCAGTCAAAGAACCTTTAACATAGTTCCAATCATCATTAGTAAGAATCTGCTCAGGGCTGATAATCTTATCTAACTTGTTATTGATAAACATAGCAAACAATGCAGATGGTTCTTCTCCAATTGATCCATCACCAATCATATTAATTAGCGGCAACTCATCTTCAAACTTTTGAATAGAGCTAATAGAGTTAAAGAAAGTAGTAATACTTCTAGGATTAACCTTCTGTGTTACAATCTCAGGATTCATCAACAAGAAGTTGATACATCTACCATCAATATTAACCTTCTCCGCCCAGCGAGCCCATACATTAGAATCAAACTTTACCTCTGTAGAGATAAATCTAGTCTTCTGAGCATCATCAAGAGAAGTTACCTGATACTCACCATTGTCTGGATTAGTAGTCAGGATAACATGCCAGTTCTTTGGAAGAGACCAAGAAATATATTCTTGTCTATCCAAGATCTCCATAGTTGCTTGCATAAATCTGTGATCAGCACGAGTGTAATCATCAAGAACCAAGAAACCACCTTCAGTTCTACCTTGAATCCATTCAGGTGCAGCATGAGCCATACGCTTTTCTACAACCTTATAACCTTTCTTCATAGCAGCATCAATCTGAGTCTCCATGATCCAAGTGCTTTGGCCTTCTTTATTTTGAATCTTAAATTCTTTAACAGGAAAACCAACAAGGTCACCTAATTCTTCTATCTGAGATAGATTAATCTTTACAACATCCATATCCATCTCTTTACCAAGCTGGACAATAGCGGAAGTCTTACCAAGGCCCGCATCACCTTCAATATTTATTGCAACAGGTACTTTACCTTCTTTCTGAATGTACTGGTTATTGTTAACCATATGCTTTAAAAAGCCTTTTAACTCATCAACGTTTAATTGTGTGATTTTACTCATTTTTGTTTTAATTTAAAGTTCTAATTTAATTTGTCTTCCTGGTAATTCATCATTATAACTGGATCTCTCCGATAGTACCCATAGAACTGGCTTCCTAGGTTTTATACTTGTCCAAGCTTCTCCATCTGTAAAATAGATTAAGCTTGTAAACTCTTTTTTCTCATTAAATAATTCTAGAACAGGTTCAAATCTTGTACCTCCTCTACCTGCAACTGCTAGCTCAAACTTTCCATCATATTTCTCGACAGATTGCATCCTAGAATCACACTGTGCAATTGTGATATCAACACCTGCTTTATACAAGTGGTGAATCTCATTAATAAATTCTTTCAATTCATCATCACAAACAGAACCTGAAGTATCAATACCTACAAGCATGTTTTGTCTCATCTTTATCTTAAGGCCAGGATTATCAGAGTACCTTTTGTTCTCTTTTCTCCTAACCTTTCTAGTAAAGATTTTAGTAGATATACCAGTAAATCTTCTGATATATGCTTTCCAATTAAATTTAGGTGGTATAACTTCATCAAGCTTAATAAGACCTGATATCTCACCTGGTACAAACCCTCTCTTCTTAAGAGTCTGCTCTTTAGCTTCAGACATAACTCTCTGAACTTGTTTTTCAATAAGCTTCTTCTCAGCTTCAGGCATGTTCTCAAACTCTTCCCACTCATGATCAGGAATATCAATTTCCTGATCTCCATCTCCACCACTACCTGGTCCAATCATAACTTTATTTTGGCCTTTTTCCATACCATCAAGAAGCTTGTCCATATTGCCGTCTCCAGAGGTTCCTTTATCTTTCTTATCTTGTTGAGCTTGCTTAAGCTTATCATAATAATATCTAGAACCAGCTTTCCTGTCTAGATTAAGATCATCATAGTCATTTATATCTATACCACCTTCAGGTAACCAATGTCCATCTATATACTGATTGATCTCCATATCCATTGCAATGTTGGCCATCTTCTTATCACTAAACATAGTGAAAGTTGTAAGATGCTGAAAAGCTATGTGCAATAACTCATGTTTTAGTAAACCTAATTTGTGTTCTTCTGACAAATCTGTCCAGAACTTCTCGTTGATCATCAATTGAAAGTTGATGCCATTTTTACATACACCTGCAGTTGGAAGCTGATCGCTCCAACTCTTGTGTAACATTAATAAAAAGAAACCATAATAGGGTTCCTTTAACATCAAGTCTTTTGATGTTTTACTTAGTGAATCTTGTCTATTCATTGTATTATATTTACTTGGATTTCTTTGTATTTAAAATCAAGAGCATTAAATATTCTCTTTTTCTCATTGATGATCTCTTCAATCATCAGCTCTGCTATCCATGGTTTTTTAATGCGAGCATTTGGTCCTATCATATGACCTAACCACCTTTCTTTAAGCTTTAAATCTTGCTTATATACAGTAGCTACTCCCTTGGGTCTATGTTTGTTCACTAAGTCACGAAATAGTCTTGTAACTCTTACATCTACAAGCGCCCAATCCTCAAGATGAGGGTTGCCATATAACCATAAGAATAATAATTCTTCTTTGTAATCTTCTATTACAGTACTGGGATCTCCCAGATTTACAATTGCTTGCATTGCCATATAGTGATTATCTTTATCACTTGACCGCATCATAGTTAGTAAGTTTTTTAAAACTTCTTTATTCATATTTTTCCTTTATAAAATCTTCCTAATATATTTCCATTCAGATAATAATCTCTTTCTAAAACCTCATGCTTAAATTGAGCTTTGGTTTCTTCATAGGTAAGAGATGCTTTACTAAAACAAATTTTAAGTATGGTTCTATATATCAATTTACCATCTTTATATGCTTGCTTTAGTTCTTTATTGCTACTGAAATAGTTCTCATAGTCTAGTTTAGTGACCATCTCATATTTCTTAGCTCTTTTGTCTGTCATAGCAGCTAGCGCTTTCTTGCCAAACTTTTTCTTTCTCTTACTATAAAAGTTTTTCTTACCAATATAAGAGTACATTATTCCGCTTTTGCTATCTAAGTAGTTCATCATGTAAACAAATCCTACAGCACCTTCTGGAATCAGCTTCTCATTAAAGTCTACAACTCTTTTTCCTGACTTAGCTAATGGCGCATCTATTTCTATTTTCCAAGGATACATGTCTGCTTTTATTTTACTCTTTAAACTTTTCATATCAGCTTTTTTAATAGGGGTAATAAAACTTCTCTAGTTTTAGTAAGACCGTGTACCTTAATAGAGTCAGATAAATCTTTCTCCATATCTAGAATTACATAGTCAAAATCATACTTCTCATTGTATCTCTTCATAGATCTGATACCTGCTTCATCATTATCAAATA